ATTATGGAGTATATTAATTAATTATGCCTACTGGTCAAGAATCATTTAACGCTAAAGTAGCGGACCTTAAATTAAAAATTAAAAATTCTCCTAGCCCTAAATTAACTAAAGGTTTTGTTAGAAAATTAAGAAATCTTCAACAAATTCAGTAACTGTTTTAATAGCGCCTCCTATGTTGTTTAAAATTGTTTTAAACGGCATAATTAATTAATATACTCCATAATTAGTTTTTCACGGAGTCTATTAACTCCAAATTTGTCTCTCATCCAACTGAGGACGGGTGTACTTCCTTTATCCTGATTACATCTGGTACAGGCGCATACAACATTCGTTGCGACATCCTCTCCGCCACGTGCGCGAGGATGAACATGATCGATAGATAGTTGACTAAGGTCATAGGTTTTTCCGCAATAAATACAAGTATGGTCAAAGTGTTCCTTAATAGAGCGCCTCCACAGACGCTTAGCTTCTGGTGAGGTCATGGCTATTAAGTTGTAGAGGTAATCGTTAGGGGTAGGAAGTAGTGGGGTCATGCGCGTCCTTTACGTGCTCTGTTTTTTGATGCTGCTTCGAGGAATGTCTTTCCATTTTTCTTATGGGATACATCCTTGCCATCACCGTTTCCGTAGGTTCCACGTTTACGGTTTTCTTTATTTAATGAAGATCGTTTAGCGATCTGTAATTTACTAGAATCATATTTCTTTTGATATGATTTATAGTTACCATTAGCGTATTTTGGACCGCTATGACTAGAGCTTCGCGCCATATAGTCTCCGTTGTACAAGTTCAGGATCAACAGTTGGCATAATAGATGCTAATTTATCTAGTGGGTTACCTTCAAAAGCGACACCACTAATATCATTTTTAGCTAACCAATCACAAGCTGCTTTTAAATCTTGAGTAGAAGCCTCACCCGATTTAATACGGGCAAGGAATTCTTTTGTGACAAGATTATGCAACTCATTGAACTGGTCTTCAGTTGCTTTCTTGTTCGGCATTAGCTTTTTTAACTTTTGTTTTTTTAGCTTTAGGTGCTTTAATTTCGTAACGAACTTCATTAGGTTCATGTACAAGATGTGATTCAGCACGTACTGCTTGCGCTTCTGTTTCGTATTCACCTAACACTTTTTCGGTGTACAAATCGATTAGTTTGTAAGTCATTAATTCCTCAATACTATTTGATCTAATTTATTTTCGATGCGTATCATATGGTCCTCCATACGTTGCACCATTACTGATAAATCAGCTTTGGATACATAATCTTGAGCTACATTTAATTCAAGGGTATCAATACGTCTATCAAGACCACTAATGCGATCATGTACGTTATTTATTCTGTTGTGTAGTCTGTTATTTAATGCTGCACCGCCTGCGATACAAGCAATGACAACAGACACTATTGCTTCCATTTATTCAAGAGCCACGATTGGTACAATGTCATTACATAAAATTTCTACGCGAGATCCAGGTCTAAAAGTAAACCCAGTCTTCATAATTTCCGTACACTTAAGTGCTCTAACTAGTTCGTAGTCAAGACGCATCTTTTGTTCGTGTTTACGGGCGATAGCTTTACAGGTTTCTATCATGCCGCCATCTAGCGGCACTGAAAAACTAATCTGTGCTCCCCAGTTATTACTTTTAACGTAGCTAGTAGGATCCATAGGGGTTGTATCGTTACCCATATAGAAGGGGGAAAACTGCATGGTCGTACCATTACAGCTATTATTACTACTAAAGTATTGTCTAGATGGTGCGCCATTATTTTGGAACTGCACCGCCTGATTAGTGACGTTACCCGTAGCAGCTGCTACAGGATTTGATGTATTCTGAACTTTTGGATCTTCTGCGTAAGCAGGTATTACTGCGAGAAGATTGATAAGGAGGTAGTAGTAGAAACCTGTTGTATAGTTTCGTCGATGTCGATTGACTCGACTACCCCTGCTGCTCTGGTTACCAGTTCTAGTTGAAACTGATCCCCTGCAGTATGTACTGAATAGGTTGTGGAAGAATCTTTGATGTCCCCACTTGGTGTTACGTTTGTTCCTGACCATGATGAATAAGCACCACCATAGATTTCAGTCGCAATAGTCCGATCAATATCAATGGTGGTAGTTGTAGTTGATTGCATTGACCCCTGTGTAAAGTTAGGGGTGACACTTTGTGCTGCTGCTGGACTAGCCAACATCAAAAGTACGAGTAAGCGTTTCATTCTTCTTTCTTTTTAGGATCAGAGGATTTACCGTTTGATTTGTTATTAGATGTAGTCAATCCAAAAGTCGCCAAAGCTCCCGTAAAAATACTGGCAGGAAAAGTTATATCCCCACCAACACTTTTCTTAAACATTGGTAGTTCAACGTAGTTAAGAGTAATAATAAAACCACTCCAAATTACAACACCTAGACGTACAAATGTACCTAGGATTTGAAGCTCGTCCTCTGTATTTTCTTTAACTTTTTCTAAGAAGTTTTTTGGTTTTCCTCCGGTTGCTTCTTCTTTAACTTGCTCCATAGTTGTTTGATAATAGGTTTAAATAATGAAACTAAATATTTAAATAATGATTGACCTATTAATGTGGCAGCTACTGAAATAAATGCAGTAGTAGCTGCAGTAGTCATGATCGTTGTTGTAGGCATCGGGACTTCAATGTCCGTAAATGGGATGCCTATGATCTGAGCTTCTGGTGGAACATAAGGTTTAGCTGGTGAAGCACTAGGTTTTGTATCCTTTGGTGCTTCATCATATAAGTTGCTGTCAAATCCCTTGATGCCGGGTGGCGGCCTAAGTGCGCTAGGAGGCACTACAAGAGGTTTGTAGGAGGGTAAATTTGCTCTTGGGAGATCTAGTATAGGACCAGGCAATCCAGGCGCTTCAGGCAGCAGCAGGTCGGGGAAGACAGGTATTGCTTCCCATTCCATTATTTAGTTGGGAACAAACCAGCTTCAACAAAGGCAACTACTTTATCATCAACATCATTATCAGTTGATTTAGCGTATGCCTTAAGAAGATCAAGAATAAGAAACTTGACCTTTTCTGATTTCATAAATGAAAAAAGAATTGGACGGATAAGAGTAATCATAATTAAATAGGTGTAGGCCAGGCTGTAGCCAAGGCAGGGTTAGCGACTGTTTCCATAACAGGGTTGCCAGCTACTGGATTAGCAACTGTTTCCCCTGCTTCATTAGTAATGGTGTCAGGTTCTACAACACCAACACCCTCAGCATTAGTTTGTTGACGAGTAATGGTTGCAGCACCAAAGAACAACTCCTTAAGAGCAGGTACATCAGCTGCAGCATTAATTTCTGTTTGACGTGTATTACAGGCTGAACGAACAGCACCACGATATGTAAGCCATACAGAAGCCACTGCTTGTCCTAGTTCTGCAGCACGTGTAACTCGCCAATCAGAAGGTGTTAGGAGTGAGTCAGCAATTTGACTTTGTGTAGCTTTCCATTGTGTCTTAAGTTCAGCTAGATCCTTAGGATTATCAACACCAAAATAGAAACGCTGGTCATAAGATGGAGCATCAGCTACTTCAGTAATACCTAAGGCGTTACGCTCTTCAAGTGTAGAAAGGCGCAGCCAATTTGCTGGATATTGAATATCAGCATGTGTAAATGCCCGGTCATAAGACAGGGGCTTATTGTTTAGTTTAAGCATAATTAATTAGTTAGCGTGCGCGTGCAGTTTTGAAAGGTGAAGAAGCGAAGGCAGCATAGACGTACGTATCATTATTAAGACCACCAGTTGTATTCCAATTACCATTACTGTTTCGCAATTTGAATCCGTTGGAAAGGAAATCTAAGTCATAGCCAGAGCCTTCTCCCCCACCATCATTAGCCCATAGATAATATTTATCTCCTGTATTTGTTGGATCTCTTGCGTCATCATGGATTGCCCAATAGTGCGAGGCCCCAAGACCTTTAAGTAAAATATATGCCGGTTTAAACCCGGTATAAACAAAGGGACCATCGACGTTTCCATTACCTGTCCACTTTCCAAATGCACTAAAACCTTCAACAGCAGTCCACTGATATGCAATTTGCTCATCAGTATTTCCTGGTGATAAACTAGGAGCACTAACAGTACTACTATCTACTGTAACATAAGAGCTATTCAAGATAGAATAGCTGTCTAGCATAAGCAATTTATCTGGTACGGCAGAATGATATGTATACCAAGCACTTGCGCTATCTAATCCTTTTAGAATTACCAAATCGGGAG